TACTGCTTAGCCTGTTCCCCCCGAACAGTCCGTTCTTCCGGCTCACCGCTGACGACTTCACGATGGACCGTTTGGCCGGTAGCCCCGACAAACGCGCTGTCGTCGAAGAAGGCCTCGCAAAGATCGAACGCTCTGTGCAGACTGAAATCGAAAGCACAGGGATGCGGTCGCCGATCTTCCTCGCTCTTAAGCATCTGATCGTCGCTGGTAACGTCCTTCTCTACCTTCCCAAGGATGGTGGTGTTCGAGTCTACCGTCTCGACAGTTACGTTGTGAAACGTGACGTGATGGGCGATGTCCTCGAAGTGATTGCTAAGGACGAAGTAAGCCCGGAGATGCTGTCTGAGGAAGACCGCGCTCTGCTCGATCCTCCGCTTAACGAGTCGGAGAAGAGCGACAAGAGCGAGTCTTATTTCAGCGAGGTTCGCGAGAACGAGAAGAACGTCAAAATCTTCACCCACTGGTGTCGCGAAGACAACAAGTGGATTACTTATCAAGAGATCAACAAGAAACAAGTCCCCGGCTCTTACGGCACCTACCCTATCGATAAGCCTCCGATGATGGCTCTTCGGTGGAACGCTGTAGAGAACGAGGACTACGGTCGAGGGTACGTCGAGGAATACCTTGGCGACCTGATTTCACTCGAAGGTTTGAGCAAAGCTGTTGTCGAAGCTAGCGCCGTAGCTGCCAAGGTTGTCTTCATGGTCAACCCAAATGGCGTTACGCGCATCAAGGATTTGACTACGGCTGAAAGTGGCGACGTGATTATTGGAAAGCACGATGATGTGCATTCCCTTCAATCCGAAAAACAGGCTGACATGCGGATTGCGTTTGAAGCCGGGAAGTCGATCCAAGATCGTCTTTCGATGGCCTTCCTACTCAACTCCTCTGTACAGCGTCAGGCCGAACGAGTGACCGCCGAAGAGATTCGGTTCATGGCTGGAGAACTGGAGGACGCCCTTGGTGGTGTCTACTCAGTTCTTTCGCAGGAACTACAGCTTCCGATGGTGATCCGTCTCATGGACAGGATGACCCGTCAGAAGCGCTTGCCGCCACTCCCCAAGGGCGTGGTCAAGCCAGAGATCGTGACCGGCCTCGAAGCTCTTGGCCGTGGGCACGACCTCAATCGGTATCTCACGCTGATGCAAGTCTTGCAGCCACTCGGCCCGCAAGTGATTGCTCAGTACATCCGGCCTAACCAGTACATCCGGCTTGTCGCTACAAGCTTGGGTATTGATCCGAATGACCTTGTGAAAACAGATCAAGAAATAGCGCAGGAACAGCAGCAGGCCGCTGCTATGAATGCAACAAACCAAATGATGCAACTTGCTGGTAAAGCCGCGCCTAACATTGTTAGAGGCATGAGCGACCGGGCTGCACGAGTGGATGACGCTCAGATGCAGAAAGAACAACCCGCAGCATAAGCAATATAGGAACAATTTATGGGCGAGACCCTACAGGTAGAAATCGATAGTAGTAAGGATGTTAAACAGCCAACGCTTGAGGAAGAGGCCGCTAAGTACGACAACCCTCCCGAAACAGCAGCATCAGACCGTCCTGCTTGGCTACCTGACAAGTTTAAGTCCGCCGAAGACCTCGCAAAGGCATATGGAGAGCTGGAGCGAAAGCTTGGCTCCCGCTCTAAACAGGAAGACGTGGAAGTCCCTGTTGAAGCTAGCGAGGACGTAGACACCGAGGAACCCAACCTCGACAACTCCGCTCTTGACGCTGCCAAGCAGGCGACCGCCAAGGCTGGATTGGATTTCGAGGACCTCAGTAAGAAGTACTACGACAAGGGTTCTCTCGAAGACGCTGATTATCAGAAGCTGGAGAAATCTGGCATTCCGAAATTCGTCGTAGACCAGTTCATTGCTGGGCAAGAAGCCTTGGTTCAACAGACCACCAACATGGTGTTCAACTCTGTTGGCGGAAAGGACAACTACGACTCCATGACTAAGTGGGCGTCTGACAATCTTCAAAAGTCGGAGATCGACGCTTTCAACCGTGCGGTTAACAGTGGCGATTCGAACGTCACGATCATGGCCGTCAAAGGGTTGAAAGCTCGGTTTGACACTGAAGTGGGCTTTGAGCCACAGCGCCAACTTAAAGGATCAACACAGAAGGCTTCGCAGGAGTCTTACCGTTCCATTGCTGAACTTCAGCGTGACATGGGTGATCCTCGTTACAAGAACGATCCTGCGTTCAGGCGCGATGTCGAGCAGAAGCTTGCACGGTCTGACATTATGTGAGGCTTAAATGGCTCGTGATTACGCTAAAGAATACGCGGCATCACGAACGCCAGAGCGTCGTCGCGCTAACATTATGCGTCAACGCGCACGGCGTTTGATGATCAAGAAATATGGAGAGAAAGCCCTGCGTGGGAAGGAAGTTGACCACGTCAACCTCAACCCAACGGATAACCGTCTCTCCAATCTTTCAATTAAATCCGTTTCGGCAAACCGAAGAAAACAGCCGAAGCACAAATAGAACTACTTACTACCCTTCCGGCCCGAAGGCAGCTCGTGCGCGAGCGTGTCCGAAGACAACTGGCAAGTGGGATGAGTTCTAATAACAACAACAAACTCAATCCATAAAGGAAGGAATATTTTATGGCTAATGCTACCCCTTCTCGTATTGGTCAGCAGCTTGGTACTGGTGACGTACGGCAACTGTTTCTGAAATTGTTCAGTGGTGAAGTTCTTACCACGTTCAATGCCGAAACTATTATGAAAGACAAGGTTCGCGTTCGTAATATCAGCGCGGGCAAGTCGTCCCAATTTCCGGCTATCGGTAAAACCTTGGCTCACTACCACACGCCGGGTGCTGAAATCACCGGAACTCAGTTCCAGCAGGATGAGAAGGTCATCACCATCGATGATCTGCTCATTGCGGATACCTTCATCGCTCGCATTGATGAGGCTATTTCGCACTTCGACGTTCGCTCCGAGTACTCCAACCAGATGGGTCAGGCTCTTGCTCAGACCTACGACCGGAACCTTCTGTCGCTGGCGGTCAAGGCTTGCCGCGACGTGACTGGTATTGGTAAGGGCGCGGTCGATCAGGCCGACGCTTACTCGGCGAACATCGGCGCAACGCCGACCGTTCAGAACATCGTTGATGCGTCCTACGCGGCGGCTCAGAAGTTCGACGAGCACAACATCCCGGAGAATGAGCGTTATCTCGTTGTCTCCCCGGCGACGTACTATAGCCTCGTCAACAACGATAAGCTGCTGAACCTCTTCTACAACCCCGGCAACAACGGTTCGTATAGCGACGGTAAGGTCCAGAAGATTGCTGGCTTCACGATTGTGAAGTCCAACAACCTCGCCGTGGACCACACGTCTTCGACCCGTTACCCGGACTACAACAGCAAGTACGCTGTTGACGCGCACGATACCGTCGCCCTTCTCATGCAGAAGGAAGCGCTTGGTACTGTCCAGCTCCTCGATCTGTCGAGCGAAATGGAATATGATATTCGCAGGCAAGGTACACTGATGGTCTCGAAGCTCGCCGTTGGTCACGGCGTCCTTCGTCCTGAGTGCCTCTACGAACTGCGCGCTCACGCTTAATGAGATTTGGGGAGGGGAGCAATCCTCTCCCCTTTTCTTTTGTTTATTCTTTTTGGAGGTCTTTATGCCCTTTTATAACACCCCGATGACGAAGTTGGAGGCGGTCAATATCTGCCTTTCGTCGATGGGCGAACCTACCGTCAACTCACTGGATAGTGCAGCGATTGACGCGCAGATGGCCTCCGACATCGTCGATGAGACGGCCCG